CTGAGGGTTGAGAACATTTAGGTTTACGATTTCACCAGCGTCGTTTGAGTAGACGCGAACGAACGCGTTACCGTCAAGCAATAGCGAAACAATGACCGCTCCCCAAAAGGCTTCTTTGGTTGTGTCTACGTCTGGGCGTGAAACCCAAGCAGGGCGAGGTCGGAAAGCAAAACGAGATCCATCTCTGCGTATGTAAGTGTCAACTGGCAAAGAACTAATGCCGTCGCTAATTAGTGAGATTGCGCCGTAGATTGCGTTGACTTGGAACGCTGACTCGCTGGTCACTTGAGTTGCAGATAGGCTTACGCCCGTATCAAAGTCAGAGCCTGCGCCCCAGATTGCCTGATAACTTAAAGCGCGCTTGCTAAATAGCCCGTCAAAGATTCCCAAATTCTACCGCCTAAACAAATACTTGAGGCACTAATACTTCTTCTAGTCTACCGCTTGCCCTGTCATACGCCATAAGGAGCGCGATTGCTAAGTCTATCTTTAGCTTGGGGTTGCGGTAGTCCTTGGTTATTCTCGCGCCTCTTTGCGAGTCAACCTTTAGGATGCAGTTGTCTAGGTGTCTACTTAGGGCCGCATCGCCGTCGTGCCTTATCTTTCCATTCATGATTGCTTCGTAAAGTTTGGCTGTGGCAGGTACTGTTCTGCTTATCGTGTTCGGGTACTCAACAACTTGAAGCCCTGCTTCTGCCCACTGGTACATTTCATCCTGCCACATTGCAGGGTCGCAGACTATCTCTCGACAGTTTGGGTTGGCGAAGAAGTATTCGATTATTGTTTTGCTTACCTCGTTCTTGTCAATTATCCAAGAGTCGTCGTCTAAAACAAAATCCTTTTCCCAGCTTGCCACTCGGTAAACCCTAAAGACATCGCCCTCGGTGCGCGGCATTATTACTGCGATTACTGCGGTGCTGTCGTTCTTCCACGATCCGTCAAAGCCCAGCACGTATTCGTCGGTTGGCAATAGCCGAAACGATTCCTCTAAGCCTTCCCAAGCTCCGGTCGGTAGCCATGCGTTCTTGGCGTTGACCCACTGGTTAGTGCGCTTGATTTTGAACTCGGCTTCAGGTGTGCGCTTTACCGCTGACACAAAGTCGTCGGCAGAACAGATGTCGTCGTAGCCTGGGTTAGCTAATGCCCAAGTCTCAGGTCGCCGGTGGTCTGCTTCGGGTGGAGCTTCCCAGCACGCCATAAAGAACGAGTTGTCGTCAATCTCTTTCGTTGCTATTTTTTTTCCGTAATTGTAAAGCTGATAAGCGATTGAATCGTTGCCGGTTGCGTCGGCGCGAGTCCCTGCGGTTGTGATGCCGATGAGGGTTGATTGCCTGCCGCGTGAACCCATAGCCAAAGACATAACATCCCAAAGCTCGCGGTTAGGTTGTGCGTGAACTTCATCAAAAATTGTTGCGCTGGGGTTCAGTCCTTCCGCGCTATAAGCCTCTGCCGCTAGAACTCGGTAAACGCTTCCAGACTTAGGCAGCTCAATCGCGTCGCGGTAGACCTTAGTGATTGCACTCAGTTCTGGACTGGCTTCAACCATCCGTTTAGCGTCTGCGAAAACGATGCGAGCTTGTTCTTTGGTTGCGGCCACGCTGTAAACCTCAGCACCCTTAGCTCCGAGGATTAGCGAATAAAGTGCGAACACGCTGCCCAGTGCTGATTTGCCGTTTTTCCGGGGGACGAGTATTAGGCTTGCGCGATTTCTGTAACCGTTACCGTCGCCGGCGAACACGTGACGAATCAGTTCCTTTTGCCAGTCACGCATCACCAAGGGTTGACCAGCAGGGCCTGCTACTGAGTCTTTAGTAATAATCCCAAACGCTTCGGCAAACTCAATTACCGTATCGCCGTCACCGTTGTCTAAATCAAACTGAGGGACTGGGGTTAACCATTGCGGTGGCCACGACACGATTCGCCTTTCGTTCCATTAGTTCTTCTAGTTTAGATTGCGCCTTGACTTCGGCTACTCCCAGCCTTGTGCGATCTGAGGGAGTAAAGCCTAGCAGCGAGAGGTTGCTGACTATTTGCTTATCTAGTTCGCGCAGCCCCCGTCTAAGCTTTGGGTCGTCTGTTTGCATTACTTTGATTCTTAGGTTCCATCGCTCGTCAACCATTTCAGAGGTCATGAGCAATAGCTCCACGTCGGTGTTGGGGCTTATCCAGTTGACCCCTGCCGACCAGACCTTGTCCCACAGCTCTTGCCCGTACTTGAGCAGTGGTCTGCCTGGCACAGGAGTTTCGGTGGCCCTTGGTAGTGCCAAGGCGTTAGAAGGCAATGCACGCTTTCCGGGATTACCAATCATTCGTTTTTGCTCCACTGGCTTTGCGGGCCTACCTGCTGTCATTTAGCAACTCTGCCTTCTTGCCTGTTAGGTTTTCCCACCGCGTAACGATTGCGTCCACGTACTTAGGGTCAAGTTCTACTACAGCCGCCTTGACTCCAAGTTGCTCGGCTGCTATAAGAGTTGAACCCGAACCGCCAAAGGGATCAAGAACTCGCTCCCCTTTGAGCATACTGTTTTTGAGCAGCTTACTAACCAGTGCGATTGGTTTCATGGTTGGATGGATGTCATTTTTGCGCGGTCGCTTCACCCTAACTGCCGAGCTGGTTTCGAATGATGCAGTGATGAAATCAATAAGTTCTTCTTTTGACTTCTTTGCCAGGTCGCCGGTTGCGAAGTCGAGAATGGTTGTGTTCGTGAACGGGCCATGCCAAGAGTGCGCTGCCCCTGGCTTCCAACCATAAAGGATTGGTTCGTGCTGCCAGTTGTAATCTTGCCTTCCAAGCACGAGGGAATCCTTGACCCAAATAAGGCACTGTTTTAGTAGCCAACCTGTTTCTACAAAGTTGTGCCGGAAAGCTTTGCCGGCGCTGTCAGCGTGGCAGACATATATTGGCCCACCTTCTTTTGTGACCTTAAACATTGCGTCATAAGAATCAAAAAGAAATCTGTCAAACTGCTCAACGCTCATGTCGTCGTTTTGGATTGTCATTTTATCTTTTGTCCCACCCTCGTATGCGACGTTATAGGGGGGGTCAGTAAAGATACAATCTGCCAGCTTGCCGTCTAGGGCTAAGCTCAAAACGTTAGGGTTCGTGCTGTCGCCGCATACAAGTCGGTGGTCGCCAAGTAGCCAGATGTCTCCAAGCTTTGCGGTAGGCACATTTGGAATGTCAGGAATTTCATCTTCAAAGGTTTCGATGTCTAAAATTGGGACTTCCAGTTCTTGAAAACCAAACTCAGAAACCTCTACCCCGGCTTTCTCTAATTCCTTTAGTTGCGTGTTTAGCACCTCAGTATCCCAAGTGGCAAGTTCAGCGGTGCGGTTGTCTGCTAAAGCGAACGCCTTGATTCGGTCTGCATCCCAGTCTGCTGGAACTCTAACGGCTTGAATCTCTGTCCAGCCAAGTTCTTTTGCGGCCGCCACTGTTCCGTTTCCGGCAGCTATGGTGTTGTCTTGTGTGATTACGATTGGCTTGCGTTGACCAAATTCTCTTAGGCTTCCTTGTATTGCCTTGAGGTTTGTGTCGTCGTGTGTGCGAGCGTTCTGCGGATCAGGAGTCAAACTCGCTATCTTAATTGTTTCTAATTTCACAATGCCCTTTCAATGCTGTCGGCTAGGTCTAGTTTCTCCCACGTCATCTGCTCTTTACCAAAGTGTCCGTAGCAGGTTGTGTCGCTGAAGATTGGGTTTCTAAGGCTCAGGTTCTCAATGATTGCGCGTGGTCGCAGGTCAACCGCCTGAAGTATTGCGCTGGCAATCTTGTCATCAGGCTCTTTGCCAGTTCCGAAGCTGTCAACGTAAAGCCCGACCGGGTCTGCCATTCCTATCGCGTATGCCACCTGGATCTCCACCTTGTCGGCTAGTCCGAGTGCCACGACGTTCTTAGCCACCCAGCGCATTGCGTAAGCAGCCGAGCGGTCTACCTTGGTTGCGTCCTTGCCGCTAAACGCGCCGCCGCCATGCCTCGCTGCTCCGCCGTATGTATCTGCGATTATCTTTCGCCCAGTCAGTCCGCTGTCTGCCATTACTCCGCCGGTGACAAACGAGCCGCTTGGATTAAACATGAACTTGTAATCTTGAGGCATGGCGTGTTGCATAAGAATTGGCCTGATAACAAATTGCTTGACTTCTTCAGCGACGAGCTTCATGTCCCACTCTTTATCATGCTGAGTGCTGACCAGAATTGTGTCCACCTTGATAGGTGTAAGCCCGTCGTATTCGACCGTTACTTGCACCTTTGCGTCTGGTCTAAGGTTTGGGATCATCCGCGTCTTGCGAGCTAGGGAAAGCTCTGAGGCGATTTCGTTTGCGAGGGTAATTGGCAAAGGCATCAGTGTCTTTGTTTCGTTGACCGCGTAGCCATACATCATGCCCTGGTCACCTGCTCCGGTTGTCTTGTCGTCGTTTGACTCTGTGACCGCTTTAGAGATTTCGTGCGACTGCTCTATGACTGTCGGCATAACTGCAACGGTATCCTCTGGCAAACCGAGCAAGTGTGAATCGCCAATCTTGGCAAGTGCGTCTTTGGTCACCTGCCTGAAGTCAATCCAGCCGTCGGTTGTTAGCTCTCCGCCGATGTGAACAAGTCCTGGCGTGACCATTGTTTCAATTGCAACCCTTGAGTTCGGGTTAAGCATCAGTGCTGCGTCAAGAACTGCGTCGCTTATCTGGTCGGCTATTTTATCCGGGTGGCCCTCAGTTACTGCCTCGGAAGTGACCAGCCTTTTCATGAGTTCACCAGCAGGTACTTGCCCGCTCTTTTACTTTGCAGAATGACTCCCGTTGGCAGCTTCTTCTTCAGTCTGTGGATTCTAACTTTGTCCCCGTCTGCGTTGATCAGTCTGACCGGCGATTCGCTGCTCAGCATTTGTGTCACTGCCTGCGCTTCCCAGTCGTTCAGTGCAGCGGTTGCGCGGTTGCGCTCGAGCTGTCCGGCTTGAAGTCGCAGGCCGTCGTCGTTTGTAGTGAGAGTAAAATCCGCGTCTTGAAACCAGCCGTTGAGCGCCTTTGCGATTATCTGTATTTGCTTTTCTGTGACCGGGTGATTGCTTGCCGAATCTAGGGTTAGCCGCAGGTGCGTCTTTGTCATCTTAGCTTTCCTACATCTAGTGGACGGTAGGTTGTTTGACCACTACATCTAGTGTAACCCCAAAAGCAATAATTTCGCGGGTGTGTGTAAAAGGC